GGTTGTAAGAGAGGAATAAGAGATGTTCAGACCTGCCGCAATCTCCCGCAGAATCGCTTTCGTGAATGCTTCAAATGCCTGCACTGGATGATTAGGATCGTATTGTTGAAATTTGATACCGGCTGGCAGTTCTTCCATTTGTCCAGGTTCATCCAATGACATGATTTGAACATCATCGTCTTCTTCGTCTGCTTGATATTCTTCGCCGGTTTCTGAGTAGAAAAACCCGCCTTTTACGGCTGCGATCCTTGCTGCAGTCAGTTCTGCCTCGGAGTAGGCCGACAGCATTTTCAACGGGATCATGGATCGAATGAGCCAGGGGAGTCCTCGTTTCTGTTCCGGTCGTTCTGCATCAAATATATGGATAATAGAATGTGCAGGTATTCGAATATACTTGCGTCCTCCGACCGTGTATGTGTCATCACCAGGATGCGCAGTCAAAACGTGATAAGCGATGACACGTCCGAAACTGTCGTGCTCAATCCCCATCGTGATTTTGTTCTTTCCTGCCTGTTCCTGATTCAAATCCAAATCGAGATAGTCACTCTCCAGGAGGTGCAGAGATAAACCGAACGGATTTGATTTGTCTTTCACCAATTGGACTAAGACCTCACCGTCCCTCGCAAGGGACTGAATCACCTGGTTCTGAATGTCGATAAAACTCCACTGACCGGATGTTGAGCAGTTCTCCGGTCGGCTCCATTCACGGAATGCATCCTCAATTTTGTTGTTGTATTTCGTCTGCGGGATTTTATTTGCGTTTGCGACCATTGCCTGTAAACGAATTCCGTTTGTTCCGACAATGTTGGAGCAGAGGAGTTGGAAATAGCGATGAATGTGAGGATTTTCTAAGGCCAACTGGCGGGATCTCATGCGAATCCTGCTCAGATCCATCTTGATTTCTTTGTTGATGGATGAGGATGTCCCCAGGAAACTCCGTAACTGCTCTAATTCTTTGGCGGCGGCAATGCCTCTGATCTGAATCCGATTTCGTTTCACGGCATCCTCACATTGATTTTCCGTCTGCCGCTCATTCCAGACGCTAATTTCTCGGCTTTGCGTTCCTGCTTAACCAGCCGGTTATAGAACTGATACCACCGGACAAGTTCCTCCGATTTCATTTTTACTATCTGCCGGTTTTCAATCGTGTATTCATTTATGTCAGAATCCGCTCTGCCTTCAAGCAGTGATTTGATTTTTGCAACCATGATCTCTGCATGAGTGCGAATATCGGCAGTCGAGGTCGTTGGATCAGGGAGGATTTCTAATGTGCCAGATTTGAGGAGGACTCGCTCGGAGTCAGAAGTGCGGGTAATGAATTGATAAAAACGGTAGATGCCGGTTGTATAACTGGCAGAGGTAGCAGAGGCAATTTCAATGATGTAGTCATCTGCGGACGCAATTGCTGACAGAATAATCTCGTCCCCGCTATCCTCTCTGCGCAAACGATACGTCAGAAAATATTCGTCTGGCGGATATGTATCCACAATAGGGACACGCCACGCCGTGCGTGCTCCTGCAATGATGGTTTCCGGTTCGGTTGTCGGGTAATTTGATGAGTCGAATTGATTTGCCATGAATCTCCTGTCGAATAGGAGACAGGAGACCATGTTTTTTTGAGGGAATCAATGGGGTGTCGGGATAAACCCGAATAAACAGGAAGGAGTCTGAAAGAATGGGGGAAAAGCCTGATTACCTTGTCAGAGATAGTTACCTAAACAATAGAAAATGATAGAAAATCTATTGATCAGGTTTGGAAAGCGGCACCATATCGTCCACTGGTAAATCGAGTCAAGATGTTCGCAGCTCCGACAACATCGGCATGATCTGAGTACCCGCACCTCAGACACCGGAACACCTCATTGGATCGATTCCCCCTCTCAACATGGGAACATGCAGGACATGTCTGACTGGTCTTATAGGGATTGACCGAACGGAAGGAAACACGGTTTTCTTCCGAACGCATCTGAATGATATTCAGCAGTTCCCTATAGTTCCAGTTGTTGAGAGTTTTACGAAATTCTTTACCACGATTAGCTGATTTCCCCTGTTTTAAGTTCTTCAACTTTTCTACAACAACTAATCGTAAATTATTCTGTTGAAATATTTCTTTCACTTGCTTGTGGAGATAATAGGATAACTCTTTTTTTGCTTTCTTTTGTTTGTTGGAACCTTGCTGTTTATTCTTAATCCTTTTGATCATTTGACGGACATTAGAACCTGATAAAACTCCGTTACTCAAAGCGATTAAATGATTGATCCCAACATCAATCCCAAGACACTCACCTTCAGTTTTCTTTTCTTCGGTTTCTGTTTCAAAAGAAAACTGAATGTAATTCTTATGAATGATAATAGTGGAAGCCATTTTCCAATCTGAAAAGAAATTAAAATGACGATGACGTTTAATTGGAACAGAAAGTTTAATCCCATTTCCTACACAGGAGATAACGACCCAAAGGTCAAATGAGTTTCGACCTTTTTGAATGGACACAATTTGAGAGGAAAGAGTCATCGTTTTACCGCTATGCACTGGAATGACTGGTTCTTCTCCTTTGCGTTCTGCTTTTGTTCTGGCCCCATCGACCATACCTAAAGCTTCACGAGCAGCGCATTGACGCATTCTGGCAGAGAGCCAGGATTCAGGAAGGTTCGTAATCTCTTTGGTTAAGTCCCGTAATCGGAGATCCTGTTCCCAGAACATAGCGATAAAAAGATTAACAACTCTGCTATATTCTGTCATGACTTCCTGCAGAACAACTTTTTTGGCAGCAGTCATAAATTTCGTAGTACACTTAGAAGAACGTTTAATTTTCATTTTCTAAATCCTTAATCAGTTTTTCTGTTTTTCGTTTAGATCGTCTGAGTCCATACAGTCTTGCAGTAAAACAAGTAACTAATGAAACAAAATCTTTCATTAAATCTTCTTTATCATTTGCTGCTTCATTGATTACTTCAATTTTACAGCCTTTGGATTCCATAAACAGTTCAATGTAATGGAATCCGAATCGTGTCAGACGATCATGATGTTCAACTACAATTTTAGTAACCTCTTTATTTTTAAGAAGTTTTTCTAATTTTGGTCGTTTATCATTTAAACCAGAAGCGCATTCTTTGATAACTTCTCTAACAATGTATCCTTTAGCATTGCAAAAACTGACAAGTCGATCCGATTGTGACTCAAGATTTGATTTATTTTGGGATGAAGAGACTCTGGCATAACAAACGACATATTCAGGCAGCAGAGAATCGTCAGGGACTAAAACCTTTCCAAATTCATTTTTGAAAGCACCTTTGATTTTACCTGCTTTGAAGTGATTCCATGCAGTACGATAATGAATCCGATTCTCTTGAGCATATTCTTTTAATGTTTTCATTGGAAATCCTCTGATAGAAAAAATATTATTTAATTCTATCAGATTCTACAAAATTAGTCAATGTATTTAATACCTAATATTGATTGTTTGTCAACTAAAAAATCAATAAAAGAGGACTTTTTTGCGGGGGGAGAAAACAGGTCAAACTCGAATTCGCCAATGTCTCCCGATCTTCTGTGCCACCAGATCCCCATCTGCACACCAGCGACGAACAGTATCCTCGTGAACATCCAGTAAAGCAGATGCTTCTTTGATTCCGACCCACTTATTTTGAGCAAAATCCTTCAAATTGATCGGCTCTTTCTTTTTGCTTTTCCTTGTTTTTACCAATTGGTCGCCCATGAAGTCACTGCAAACGCATATCCGAAACAGTCCAGCATTTCATTCCGTTTCCCTGCAGGTAATTGCCATACTCTCTCCGTATATCCCCGATTTTTCTTCAGAATTAACTGTTCTGCCGTCAATTGTTCATAGAAATCTGTCTCTAATTTGTCCGAAAAATGGATGTAATTCGTGCCTGGCTCTGTGATTCTGAGCCGATTATAGATCGTTTCTTTGATTGTCGAAACTCCGATCACGAACAGGCTTACTCCTCCATGAACCCTGGTGACTTTCTTCGGCCATACCGGTTCCGCAAGACCTGCTTTGAACTGTGTTGCAGAGCGGCCTTTGATCGGCCATATCCGTCGGTTGAATTTTCCTTTGCAGAAGTTGTAAACTGCCATTGTGTTTGATCCGCCGGAGTCAATTGCTGTGGCTGCAATCGGCAGCTCTGCACCGTCCTCAGTTGTGAACCGTGTTCTGAGGTAGGTGTCCAGAGCACTCCAGGGGTGCGGGGTTGAGGGATCTCCGAAAAATATCTGCCGCTCAATCACAAATGCTTCTTCTCCGGTTCCCCATCCGACCAGCAGAGCTTCCAGCCTCGTCTGCTGTACGTCCACGCCGCACGTCAGAACTTTGACTTTTTCCGGTATCACTCCTTTGAAATCCTCTGCACGTTCCTGCAATGTGTGCATTGATACGGATTCACCACGCTGTTCCCAGGTCTCCGAAAGATAAACATTGATCCAGACCTGCAAACGTTCTGGATCATCTTTGACCGTCAGAAACCGCTTTGCCGCATCTGGCAGGGTGATCCAGGGAGAATATAAACCGGAGAGATGAAATCCTTTCATTTCTGCATCGGGTTTTTCTTCGATCCAAATTCCGGTCTGGAGTGATCGCAGACGATCACCTTCCGTCCAGGGCTGCTCGCAGTGAGGACATATATAATGTGCAGTTTCAGGCAGATTCCGTTCCCATTTGACATTCTCCCATTTCAGAACTTGTCTTGCCTCGCAGTTCGGACATTGCACATGGAAATATGCCTGCCTGGATTCAAGGAATGCTTTTTCAATCCGTGAGAAGCCTTTGATTGTAGGAGTTGAGGTCAGAAGGATTTTTCTTGAATGAGAGAACGTCACGGTTCTTTGAATTGCCAGGTCTAAGGG